AACGATCTGGGCGTTGCATGAGGAAGAACTCGACCTTGCCATCCTGCTTTTATTTTTGGATATTTCTTTTATATTTCTCTTTTAAGTATTGACATTTTGCCAGAACAGTGCTATTATAATACTTGTAAGAAATCATAACCACATACAGAAAAGGAGAAAACATGGTTAGAACAAAAATTGAAAAATATCAGTACGCTGTCATTGACAGAAAAACAAGAATGGAAATCGGCTTTGTTGAGTCTGATGTAGAATTGAAAACGAAGAAAGCCAAGAAAGATGCCATCATCTCAGCAGGACTGCCGGAAGATGCGGTTTGTGTCTTAATTGATACCGTATCCGCCCGCTACGAGATGCCGGACAATCAGTTCTATGCCGAAGCAAAGAGACTGGACGATTAATCAGCGCACAAACCGCGGTCTGGAATCGTCCAGATAAGACGGAAACGATCAAAGCGAAACGCCGCGGTTCTGCATAACAAAACAACTTAAATCAAAAAAGGAGAAAAAATCATGAGCAAAGCGAAAATGAAATTGAACAATGTTACCGTAAAATATGCAAGAGAAGAGGACGGCAAAAGCGTTCTTTCTGCTTCGATCACAGAAGACCAGCAGAAAGCCATCTTTGAGAAAATTATCGAAGAGTTCGGCGAAGATGCCGCCGCAGAAGCAAAGTGGATTCCTGCAAAGGAAACTGCCGAATCTGGTCTTTACGTGAAAGTGCAGACCAATTACCACGTTGACTTTTATGAAGATGGTGCTGAAAGCGATACACTTGCAAGCGTTGACGAACTCGGAAAAGGCGCAGTAGTTGACATTTTCATCTCTATCGGAGAAAGCAAGTTCCGTCGCGACAAGGGATTCACCGCATACCTTTCCGCGGTAAACGTTCATAAGTTCGGTGATACCGAAAAGTTTAACCCATTTATGGAATAAGTAACCATGAACTGGGTACGCGCACCGACTGGCGGACGGTAACGTGAGGATTTAGTTTACCTGTAGTTGATTGTTACTATATCTTGTGTTATAAACTTCATTCCATACGTGTAAAAGAGCTACGTTTTCCAGCGTAGCTCTTTTTATAGCCAGCGAAGCTCTGCCCTTACCCGCCGTCCATCCGCAGTCAAAACGTGCGATCATCGTGCGATAACTGTGAGATTGCCTGCAGTTTTGCTGGCGGGGAACTGGCGGTTAACATAGATTATGCGGGACGCGGTGCGCGGGTTGTGGAAATGCTAGAAAGGAGGAAGTGAAACAAAATGTTTCACGTGAAACAATGATTTTTTGGAATGATATCAAATGGGAAAAACTTTTTGCAGATTATGGCGTGAAATTTGAATCGGTATCGGATGATGGAAAGCCGATTCAGTATTACAACCCGATACGGTTGTTTACGGAGCCGGACGTGGACGGGGAGTTCGCAGGCGTGGCAATTACGTGTTCTAACCGTAGTGCCGGAAAGACCAGTGCGTTTGCCGCGGCGAGTTGTATCTTGTGCAAAGAATATGGTTTGCAGACCGGATGGATTTTTCGGACAAAAGGGGAAATGACGGGAGCGGCGGCGATGTATGAGGATATGTTGCAAATGTATCCAAAATTGGGTAGTGTGATTACCTATAAAAATCTGGATAAGAATGGAAATGTCGTGCGGTATTTTCTGGACGGGGAGCCATTCGGATGTGCGTTTAGCTTTCGCAGTAAGATGGACAGCGTGAAAAAATTATCGCCGTATTTTCGGGATATTTACTTTTTGTTTTTTGATGAGTTTTCCATGGAGAGTGGACAGTACGTAAAAGGAGAGAGCGAAAAACTCCAATCGTTGTTATTGACGATCAGCCGTGGAAACGGAAGTCAGTCCCGATGGTTTAAACTGGTGATGGCATCCAATAATATTTCGTTGCTCAATCCCTATTTTGTATTTTTTGGCATCCACAAACGGTATCAGAAAGAAACCAAAATGATGCATGGGAGCGGTTTTGTGTGTGAATTTACGCACAATGACAGTGCCAGCAAGGCAATGTGGGAGAACACCGCTTTGAAAGCATTCCGCGGCGGCCACTATATGCAAAGCATGAGTGTTGGAGATCAGATGTTGATTGATGATGCCGTGTTTGTACAAAAGCCGACCGGACGGTCGCGGTATCTGTTCACCATCGAGCATAGTGGAAAAAGTTATGGAGTGTATGAGTATTACGAAGAGGGGTACATCTATATTACGCATAACTATAACCCGTCTTGTAATTTTGTCGCGGTTTTTCGGGACGGAGATCATACCCAAAACACGGTTATGTTAGAACACTATGATTATTTGTTTGAAAATCTAGTTGACGCATATCGCAAAGCATATTTGCGGTTTGACGATCTAGACAGCAAAAATATGGCGGTTGAGTTATTGGGAATTGATCTTTATAAATAGTTTGCGTATGACGGACAAAAGTACTTGACAGACGGACAGAACCGATGTATCATGAAAATACGGGGAAACCTTTTTCAGAGGGGTTGCCACGGCTGAGTAAGCCGCCCTGTCCTTGGCAGGTCAAAAGGTTTCCTTGTTTTAATGGGCAGGAAGAAAGGAGCAAAGATGGCAAATATCGTTTTTAATATGGTTGTCGGAATGATGAAAAAAGAAAATGCATATCTTGCTTATACGGTACGATATAAAGGTGATGAGAAAGACACTTTGATTATCGTCCCACATGAAAATTATGAATATCATATCCGTTACTTATGGGATTATTTTTTCATGGATGGCAACTCTTATAACAGTAAATCGCCAGTCCGATTCATTCATAACTTTATTATGTGTGATAAAGTTAGTGAGATTGAAGATTGGTTGAAATGGCAGGATAAGGAGGTAGAAACATGGATGTAACTATGGTAACGCAGTTAGTTGGAAGTCTCGGTTTTCCAATTGTTTGTTGCGGCGCACTTTTTTGGTATCTGGTGAAAGAAAAAGACGCACACAAGGAAGAAATGGAAGAATTACGGAAAAGTGTAGAAGCGAATACAACCGCGATTAATTCGCTTTGCCAGCACTTAGGAGGTGGAAAGAATGAGTAAAATCGAAAACGCAGTTGCATGGGCGGAACAGATCTCCGCTGATGATCGGCATGGTTACTCACAGGTACATCGGAACAGTCCCGATTATGATTGTTCGAGTTTTGTCGGGACGGCACTTGCAAACGCTGGCTTTCCTGTCAGCATTTACAGCACCACAAGAAATCTCGGCGAACAGTTGGAAAAAGCTGGTTTTGTGAAAGCTGAGAAACCGTGGCGGCGCGGCGATATCCACCTTGCGGCTGGGCATCATGTTACCATTTCGGTTGACGCGAATCGCATTGTCCACGCCAGTCAGTCCGAAAACGGCGGCATTGATGGACAGACGGGCGATCAGACCGGAAAAGAAATCTGCGTTCGGTCTTATTATGATCTCCCGTATGAAAATACCGTTCACTATCGCTATGCAGGAGCCGCCGACGAAAAGCCGCATAACGTCATTGAAAGTTGCGTCAAGACAGAATCCGCGCGTAGTTTTGACCGGAAAATTGCAGGATCGTATCATACCAATGATCGCTATAATCTGCGTGTTGGCGCAGGAATGAATAAAACTGTCATCTTGACGTTGCCAACCGGAACCAGTGTTAGAAACTACGGGTATTATACCGGAGAATGGTATCTTGTGAAAGCGGTTGTGAATGGAATCGTCTATACCGGATACGTAGCAGAAGAGGGTCTGACCCGTGGCTGATCTGACGCTTGCTTACAATACCTGTATCGAGATTTGTAACAATCCAAACGTTGGATATTCCCAAACGTATCGTGAGGGTCAGACCGTAGGAGGTATTACCTACTATGATTGCTCCTCTCTCATGAGTTACTGTTGTACGGTCGGCGGGTTTTTAGCATCTAACCCGTGGTTTACGACTCGTAGCATGGACGGATATTTGATCGGTGCTGGATTCCAAAAAGGTACAGCCAATCAGCCATGGAAAAAAGGTGATATCTTATGGAGGAGCGGTCACACCGAAATGGTTTACAATCCCGCTGACGGTGGCGGGTATACGATGGGAGCGCACACCGATAGTTACCCGCTGGAAAGACAGGTATCCATCAATACGTTTGTGTCTCCCTATAGCGCGTGGACGTATCTTTATCGGTATCCGGTTGAGGTACAAAGCGGTATCAGCCAATATGTCATTTCCGCCATCTGCGGCAACTTTTGGCAGGAATCCACCGTAAATCCTGGATTATGGGAGGGAACGATTGTCGGCTCGCCCGGTTATGGTTTGGGTCAGTGGACGGATAATTCCTCTACCGACCGCCGGACGCGGTTGTTCCAATGGTTAGATTCCAACGGGTACAGCCGGGAAGATGGTAACGCGCAGTTGGAATATTTAATCTATGAAAATGTATGGTATTCCGTAGGAGCCGCCAGTGCTTACGAAAATCTGCAAGCGTTTCTGCACAGTGACAGTACCGATCTAGATGCACTGACCGCCGCCTATATGAAAGGTTGGGAGGGTATCAGTGACGATGGAACGCTTAGCTTAAGGCAGGAAAAAGCACATGCGTGTTTCAATTTTATTTCGGAACACGCGAAAGATTCTGCAATTACCGGATGGATTGTTGGGAATCGGTATTTATCTGATTCCGAACGTTTGAACAACGCGGTGATGGTATATCGGTACTTGGCAAAAGGAGAGCAACCCGAGCCTCCCGAGCCGCCGCATCCTATGAAACCGAAACGGCATAAAATGCCGATCTGGTTATATCCCAATTTAAAAAGGAGGTTTTAAAATGACACTAGAAGAGTATTGGGCAGAAATTGTTGCCGACATTGGAAACATCGAAACGCATGGCGATGCGATTGCCGCCATCAGCGAAAAAATCAAAACCGAAGATACCGACATCGGAGCTCTGATGTCCGAACGTGACGCGCTGGTCGCAGAACGGGACGAACTGAAAGGAAAGTATGATGCCGCCGTTGCTGAAATCAAAAGCCGCTGGTCTGATCTTTCCCACGGCGGAAGTATCACAAAAGTAACCGAGTTTGGCGGAAAATTGCCGGAACAGGAAGAAACCGCAACCAGTATCAACGATCTTGATATGTCTCAGCTTATTTTAAGCGGAAAAGGAGAGTGAAACAATGGCAGAAAAACTTGATATGACAAACATTAACATGCTGAACGCAGTACGCGAGACGATGAGCGTTGATTACCGTGACCGCGTTCCGGTCGCAACGCGTGACAATATCGCAGATATTGCGAAAACATTAACCGATCCTTACAATCCGATGGCGCGGAACGAACTTGTTCCGGCGCTGGTAAATCTGATTGCCAGCCAGTCCATTAGTACTGAAGCGTTCCGAAATCCACTTAGAGTGCTGAACAGTAACGCAATGCCATACGGTAATGGTGAACAGGAAGTGTATGTAAACTTTGCTCAGGGGTATGAACACGATGCCAATATCAGCATCGAAGATGCAACCGCTATTTATGACAGCTATATCATGGCGCTGTATCATACACTCAATTTTAACAACGATTATCCGGTGACGATCTGGTTTGAGGATATGCGTGGCGCGTTTCTCGATGATTACGGTCTGCGCAGTCTCGTGCAGGCAAAAGTGGAGAGTGTCGTTTCCGCTTGTAACTGGGATGAATTTACGACCGCGAAAGAACTGATTGCTTCTGCAAAGCGCGCAGGTCAGATTTATCCGGTTCATGTAGATCCTGTTACCGATCAGGCAAGTGCCAATGCGCTTGCTAAACAGATTCAGTCTTATATTGACAAAATTCAGTTCCCTAATCCGCTGTATAATTTCGCTGGCGCGACATCTGCCGCAAAAGAAGATACCATTCTTCTGTTTGTAGATCCCGACACCAAAGCGGCTATGAATGTAGACAGCTACGCAAGTGCCTATAATTTGGATCGCATGATCCCGAAAGCACAGCAGGTATTAATTGATAATTTCAACGATGCAGAGGGAATTGTTGCTGTTCTGGTGGATAAACGGTTCTTCAAAATCCGCGAACAGTACCGCATGATGGTACAGGACAACGTTAACCGTGGATTGCGATGGAACAGCACGTATACGGTGAAAGAGATGTTCTCTTACTCTCTGTTTTATCCGGTTATCGTGTTTACAACCGAGACAGTTCTTGTTTCTTCCATTATCGCAAGTGACGTGGGAATTGTGAAAGCCGGAACAGATGTGGACTTCGGCGGCAGTTTTTCTGTTACTTCTACTGGTGTAGCTGATAAAGCGATTGATGTGAAAGTAGAGGGTAACTCTTCTGCTGATACGTTTGTAATCCCGGGAACAACCATTCTTCGGATTGCAAAAGACGAAAAGAATCTGAAGCCGAAAGCAAACAAAGCAACAAGTGTGAAAGTTGCGATTACCAGCCGCTACGATTCTTCCAAAACGGCAACCATTTACTTTACGACAGATTAAGTAAGAGGGAGGAAACATGGATAATTTCATTCCGATGCCGCCGCAGGAAAATGTGGCGGCTGTTTCCCCACAGACAGAAGTAATTTTAGCAAGTGGGATTGAATGGGGAAATGACTACGAACACGTGCGTTATTATGAAAATGGAAAAGCTGGATGTTTGGCTCATGTAAGAGAAAAAGCAATTCATATTTTTAAGCAGTCAGCACCCGTGAGATGGGGAGAACTGACGTATAAGGGAAAAGGGAATGAGAGCGAGTTTCTAAAATGCAATTATATTGCTTTTCAGAATAAACCCTATACGGAAGAGTGGTATTTTGGATTTGTAACACGGGTGGAATGGTTAAGTGACGGAAGTTTCAAGATTTATTTCGAACCAGATCGTTTTCAGAACAGTTTTTACGATGTGGTACTTCAACCGTGCTATGTGGAAAGGGAACATATTGACAAAAAAGCTGATTTTGCCGGAATTAATTTAGTGCCAGAAAATCTGGAAACGGGAGAATATGTGGACAACCCGGCTGATGTTAAAATACTAAATCTCGGGCAAATGCAATATTGTTTGAGCGCGAGCGCGGACGAAAACGGAACAAATATTATCCCTATCGTCAATCAAGGAATTTTATCTGGATTGACATTTACAAGGAAAACAAAATATACGGACTTAATCACTGTGATACAGAATTACGTCAAAAGTGGAAATGGAGACGCTATTGTTAATGTGTATCAGGCACCAGAAGCTTGTTTCAAGACAGATGCATCTGTTTACACACAAGTAACCGTACAGCCAGACGCACTTGACGGCTATATACCGAAAAACAATAAACTATTTCAGTATCCCTATTGTTATTGTCTGGTCAACGATGGCTCTGGAATACAGCATACTTTTAATTTCGAATACGGTAAAAATGGAGCATTAACCATGCAGGTTTATGGCGTTATGTTTAATATTCCAGCAATCTTTGTCGCGCCGCGTGAATATAAACGGACTGGTGGATCAAAATCCCCATACGGTTTTATCATCAATAATTTCCCACAGTGTTCATGGACAAATGACGGATACCAAGCTTTTCTTGCGCAGTCTAGCACGTTATGGGACTACTCCAAAAAGCAGAATGCAATATCGCAGATTGGAAATTTAGCTGGAGGATTAGTAGGAGCATTAAGCGGAAATTTAGCTTCTGGCGTTGAAAGCATTTATACCGCGGCAACCGGAACATATCTACTGAATGAAAACATTAACGCGCAAAAAGAAAGCCATGATTTGATTCCACCAACAGCAAAAGGCAATTCATCTGGAAGTTATGTTGCTACCGCATTGTTTGGAAGTCAGCTTTATTGTCACGTAATGAGTGTTACTGCACAAATGGCAAAAACAATCGACGATTTTTTCACAATGTACGGATATGCAACGCACAAAATTAAAGTACCTAATATTACGGGGCGTTCAAAGTGGAATTTTGTCAAAACGGTTAATTGCGGTTTACACGGTTCATGTGTTACCGATGATATTAACTTTTTGCAGGCTATGTTTAACCGTGGTGTTACTTTCTGGCATACGGACGATGTCGGAAACTATGGACTTTCTAACGATTAAGGAGGTGATATCATGTATTCTAACCCGTATCGGGTGAGCAACAAGGAAGTATGGGGATGTTGGGAAAACAACCCGAATACGTCACAGGAAGAAAAGCTATATTTTCGTCACTTCTTTGACAAGTTCGTCAATCTGGCGTTGTCGCGGTACGAATATGACGGTTTACCGGATGAGATTCCGCCGCGGATGCTCAACTCCTATCTGTTATGGCAGGGAATGTGCCTGTTCAAAAAAGAGCCAATCACCGGACTATTCGGCGTTTTTGGTGTTAATCTGGTTGGGGAACCGGATATTTATGGTATCCCAACCGATTGGATTGCTTACGCCATGAATGGTCAGTATTACGAACAGACGGATAAAGAAGAAAGCACGTTGATTTTCGCAAGACCTTTTGCCGTGCCGGAAATTCTTAGTATTATTCTTCATGCGCAAAGTTTGGCGGAGAAAAAAGCGTCAACACGGGTAAACGTTATTCAACAGAGGACACCTGTAGTAATCAGCGGGGATTCTACGCAGAAACTCAGCATTGACAACTTTATTCAAAAATGGGTAAAAAATATTCCTTTCATCAAAGCAAAAAACGATCTGCGAAAACAGATTCAGATTGATACGATTGATTTAAAAGTACAGCCGATTTTCAACGAACTTGACACCGCCTCCCAAAGAGAAGTAGCAGAATGCCTTGCTGATCTCGGAATCGAAGCAAGCGGAGTAGAAAAACCGGAACGGCTGGTTTCCGCGGAAACGAGTTACAACGATGGAGAAATTGAGTTGACAAGAAACGGAAATCTGGCAACCATTCAGCGGGGACTTGATGCGATCAATGAAATGTATGGTTTGAATATCCATGTACGTTTTAATTCTAAGATGGTAACGCCGATTAACCGACCAGATGTGTTTGACACGACAGAAAACGGCGAAAACGACACACCGGAAAACAACGGAAACGGCACACCGGAAAACAACGGAAACGGAACACCGGAAAACAACGGAAACGGCACACCGGAAAGTGGGGTGAAATAATGTTTCTTGGCTATCACTACGAAACGAAAACATTGACGAATACCATCGAACAGTTGGTTATTTCCGATCATGTAATTTCCCCACTTGAAAATCAGACTATTGATAATATGATCGAAGTCGCCGTTCCTTTAATCTTCAATTTTGACTTTCCGTTTTATGTCGATGCTTCCGCGCCCGAATATGCAACCGCAAAACTTGCATTCGAAAAAACGTTCTGTTTACAGTATTTTAGAGAACAGATTGGACTAGAAACGATCGGAGAATTTCAGTATCATCTGAAAAGGATTCTTACGGTTAACATGCCATATTATGAACAATTGTACCGGAGTATTACTTTTGAATACAACCCTCTTATCAATCATAAGAGTACACGAAAAGTAACGAGTACAAAAGACGATACACGAACTGGTGTGATCTCGGGAGACAACTTGGTTTAATTTCGGTAAAAACCAAACAAAAAAACACAACGTCAACTGATACAAATAACAACACACAAAATATTCACTCTGACAATCCACAGATTAATTTCGCCGGAACGAATTACGCATCTACGATGGATCGGGGTCAAAATACCATCCATAATAGTGCGGTAAGCAATGGAGAAAATACGACAAAAACGAACAGTAATGACACATATCATGCAGATAACAATGATACGATTGAAGATGAAGGATTTGACGGCAGTTACTCGTTAGAAGTTCAGAGATTCCGAGATACTATCCTTAATCTTAACAAACGTATTTGCGATGATTGCAGAGAATTGTTCTATCAATTTTATTAAGGAGGAATAACAATGGCAAATAAACCAACGATTCCAGATTTTCCCAATTTACCCGATTTCGGTCAGATGATTACGCAAGCTTGTGAACTTGTCGCAAGTGTACGGGGGATTCCGTATGATTTCAATGGGACATTGAGTCTGGAAAACAAATTTGTTATACTGTTTAAAACGGTCAAAGAAATGTTTGAAGCGCAGACAAGTCTAATTAAAAGCTACAAAGAATTGTATGAGTTTATCAAAAGTTATTTTGACAATCTGGACGTACAGGAAGAAATCAATAAAAAAATTAATCAAATGGTTATTGATGGTACTTTATTGCCTATTATGAATCCAGCGATTTCGAGTGAAACTACTAAATGGCTTTCGACTAATATTACAAACCCCACCAATCCACCTATTGATAACTCATTAACAGTCAAAGGTGCCGCGGCAGATGCACGTGCTTGCGGAGACCATTCATTTT